TCCAGCGTGGTCATGGGTACGTTGCTCATCTGTCCAAAGTATCAACTGTACCCGTTCTTGTCAACCGGTTCTTTTGGCTGTATCGTCATACCCCGAAAGGGGTCACAGTGTCCAGAACAGTAGCCAGACGAGCAACAGCCAGACCTCGGGTCAAACCTGCCTCGATGGTGGACCCGCAACGTAGAGGTAAGTGTGGCTGGTGCCTCACCGGAAGGTGTGATAACTGCACCTATATCCAGGGGATACCACTAGAGCCTCCTTGTCCCTGTCCCTGCACGGGATAGTTACCTAATGTCAACTGCCGCTTATCAGGCTGCCTACCAAGCCTCTCACCGAGAAGAAATCGCGGCTCAGAGGGCTGGTTACTACAAGGCTCACCGCGAGGAAATCACAGCCCACAACGCTGCCCACCGAGGGGAGAAGGTTGCATACCAGGCTGCCTACTACGCTGCTCACCGCGAGGAGCGGGCTGCCTCCAACGCGGCCTACAACGCTGCCCACCGCGAGGAGAAGGCCGCATACCAGGCTGCCTACGTCAAGGCGAACCCGGAGAAGGGCGCGACCCACAAAGCACTCCGACGCGCACGGAAACTTGGCAACTCTATTGGCCTCCCGCTTCCAGACTTTGAGGCGATTTTGGCAGAGTTCGGAATGGTCTGTCACATCTGCGGCCTAGAGATCATAACCAAAGCAGACCTCCATATGGACCATGTGATTCCCCTAGCCAAGGGTGGTCCTCACTCATCCGGGAACATCCGTCCGAGCCACGCTAGGTGCAATAGGCAGAAGGGGTCTAAGCCATGGCCCCTCGCTGTGGCTTGATCAGCAGCGGCATTCTGTGCAGCAGCCTGCTGTGTGAGGGCAGGAAGGGTAACTACGTACCGATAGTGGCCTCACTCACAAGGTGAGGCCGTTTCTCTGTAATATCGAATCAATCCGTAAAATTGATTCGAGGCACTAGTGACGGAAACGCTGCTCGACGAAGAACTTGAGTTCGTCGAAGATGAGACTCCTGAAGAGCGTCAAGCCCGTATAGACATCGAGGTCGTTCTCGATGACGTCTCGCAGGCTGCGGTCGACAAGATCGTCGAGAAACTGCTCATCGTGGTCGACGAACTCTCCGGGCACCCACTTAGGCCCTACCAGACCCCCTTCTCCAAGCGGCTTATCGAGTCTCTGGTCATCGGCGATGGTTCCACTTTGACAGCCCTGTGGAGCCGCCAGTGCATCGATGGAGACAGTGTTGTCTTCCGCACGGACGGTTCGGCTGTACGCATGCGGAACCACGAGGACTCCTTCGTGACCGGGGTCAAGCCGACCAAGAAGTACAAGGTTCGCGGTGGCGCGTCCATGATCATGACGGACAACCACCCGGTGCTCACTCCTGATGGGTGGGTTGGTGCGGGGCTGCTCAAGGTCGGGGATCTCGTCTCCACCTTGGCTGGGATCGACAACTGGCGTCGTGACGCGGAGATCAACCGCGAGGTTCTGATTGGCCGTCACAAGGTACCTCAACAGGTCGTGGAGCCCATCGATGAATCCTTAGGCCGATTCCTTGGATACTTCATCACTGATGGCTCCCACCAGCCCGGGCAGAGCATGAAGTTCACCAATACGAGCGAGACATACCTCCACGAGATGGAGATTCTGGTCAAGGAGCGTTGGGGCATCGCGGCCAAGAGGTACGCCAAGGGCAACGGCTTTGATCTCTTATTTACTACCTCGAAGTCCTCCTTCGGGAATGGCCTCAACGACGCTGTTCACGCCCTTGAGTGGGACCACGCGTTCCCGGTTGATGTCTTCAACTGGAGCCCGGAGGTGGTGTCGGAGTTCGTCAACCGTGCATGGGCCGGAGACGGATGCATCACCATAAAGTCGAAGGGGCCAGAAATCTTCTTGGCCGTTGGAAACGACGAAATCACCGCGAGATACTGGCAGTCCCTGCTCCTGAAGTTCGGAGTCCGGTCGACGGTCAAGCAAGAGATCATGGCAAAGGGAACCGGAGTTTTCAATCGACTTGTCGTCGCCAGTGGAGAGCATAATACACGCAGGTTCTTCCAGTCCTTCGGCCTAATCTTCGGCAAGGAGGATGCCTGTCTCAATGCGATCGACTTCTTTGCGACAAAGGTTGTCGGCAAAGGTAAGGGCCACTACGCCCGGAAGTCCTACGACCACGAAAATGGGTATGGTTCCGATGGCGAGTTCCTAGTCTTCGAGCGCGTCGTCCGAATCGAAGAAGCAGGGGAGCGTGAGGTCTTCGACATGCACGTCGAGGATAAGCACTGGTTCATCGCCAACGGGATGCAGGTCTCCAACTCAGGCAAGAGCGAAACTATAGCCAACACAGTGGCTGCATGCATGATCATGCTCCCTCGACTTGCGCCCCTCTACCCCTCCCTCCTTGACAAGTTCAAGGAAGGCTTGTGGGTTGGTGCGTTCGCCCCCGTAGAAGAGCAGGCGAGTACCCTATTCGGCCGAATCGTGGAGCGCCTCACCTCTGAGCGTGCACTGGAGATTATGGCAGACCCAGAGATCGATGAGGCCGTGGGCGGGGGGGCTAAGTCTGTCACGCTGAAGAAGTGTGGCTCACTCGCACGCAAGCAGACTGCACACCCCCGCGCGATTATTGAAGGCCGAACCTACCACCTGATCCTTGTCGATGAGTGCCAGGGTGCGGACGAGAAGATGGTCAACAAGTCAATTGGGCCAATGGGTGCGTCCACCAACGCGACCATGGTTTTCACCGGAACCCCAACCTATACTAAGGGTGTCTTCTTAAAGACGATCCAGGCGAACAAGCGCTTGTTCACTCGGCGCGGGGCAAAGCAGAACCACTTCGAAGCCGACTGGAAAGAGGTCGCGAGGTGGAGCCTTAACTACGCCAGATTCGTTAAGAAGGAACTCCTGCGAATTGGCGAGGACTCTAACGAGTTCAAGTTGGCCTACCGCATCATGTGGCTACTGGACCAGGGCATGTTCGTCACCTCTGAAAGACTTGACGAGTTGGGTGACAAGTCGATGGAGATCGTCCACTCGTACCACAAAAGCCCTGTCGTGGTAGGAATCGACTGTGCCCGCAAGGTGGACTCCACGATCGTGACAGTGGTCTGGGTCGACTGGGATCATCCGGACGAGTTCGGATACTACGAGCACCGAATTCTCAACTGGCTCGATCTGACTGGAATGGAGTGGGAAGAGCAGTACTTCCGCATTGTCGAGTTCCTAGCCAACTACAGCGTGTTCGCCATCGGAATCGACGCAGGCGGTGTTGGAGACGTCGTCGGTGGACGCCTCAAGGTGCTGCTTCCGCACATCCCGATAGAACTCCTTGGATCCCAGAGGCCCGACCAGTCCAAGCGCTGGAAGCATCTATCCGAGTTGGTCCAGCGCGGGAAGATCGGATGGCCCGCCCACGCCAAGAGCCGTCGGCTCAAGACATACCGTCGGTTCCGCCTCCAGATGGAAGACCTCATCAAGAAGTTCGAGGGACCATACGTGCTGGCGGAGGCTCCACGGGAGGCGGACGCGCACGACGACTACCCTGACAGCCTTGCATTGGCAGTAGCAATTACAACGGACTACCAGATGCCTTCCATTGAGGTAACCAACAATCCGATGCTAGAACGCTGATTTAAGCGGCTACCTTCCTCGCGTGATATCTAGCGAGGCTTCGAGGTAACCAACAACCGCTTCCACGAGAAATGACAACCGCCCCTTCAGAACCAATATCCTAGGTATGGATCTAGGAGGTTCGGATGAGTGGATTCTCCGTCGGAGCCCGACCGGACCCTGAGGTCGCTGCGGGTGCTGCGCGTTATCAGCGTGGCAATGGGCTGCAGATTGAGCGGCCACGCTATGGAAATATTGTCATGCCGTCGTCCGCGACGTCGCAGATATCTGCAGCGTATGGCCGCATGCCTTCATTTCATGAAGGAGCCCTTCCTGCTTACCGAGCAATGCGGGAAGAGACCGGTCGGCAGTTCGACTTTATGACCAAGTCCGCACGCCGGGGTGGTCTCGGCATTGACACCGAGGTCACCAAGCAGGACCCCTATGGCTTGGGAGGTAGTTACCACTCGGTAGTCAACGATCTTCGTAACGACGTGCAGAACAACCACCGCATCAAGGTCATGTCCACTGAGACGACTGGGGCCCACCCCTTCTTCAGCAACGATCAGAACGACATGTTCCGGGCCGTTCACGACGTATTTGGGCATCTCGGATCGGGCCGTGGTGTCGATCGACATGGTGAAGAGGCGGCGTTTCAGAAGCACGCCTCGATGTTCACCCCTCTGGCCCGGGCGGCAATGGCGACGGAGACTCGCGGACAGAACGCATGGGTCCACAGTGGTGGCAACGGGGAATTCGGTGAGCAAAAGGTAGGGCTTCTTCCTCCCGCAATGCGACGACTCAACTTCACCTCCGGCGCGGCCTCGGTGTCTGACCGACAGCAGGCGCTTCGCCAAAACCAAGGGCAGGGACTCGACTGATGGCAGATGCATGGGGCACCCCTGGATGGACCTGCACTAACGGGATCCCGCTAACCAGCGACCTTCCTCCAGCAACCGTTCCTACCGATGTCGCTCTAGTCAACATCGTTGCTCAGTTTGGTGCCATCGATGGAAAGCACCAGAACGGCTTTCTTATGTTCGAGGCAAACACGGACCTAGTCCACATTCCCAGCGGGGGAGTCAGCCATAATCCAGCATGGCTGATGAGAGTAATCGATGGGCTCGTCGCTGGGAAGGTTCCGGCCACCGACAATATAACCCTGGCCCGAGAAGACGGGGTCAGTAGTTCCCCCTGGTACTACAAGGTTAGTCTCATCATGTACGGTCAGGTGGTGGACATGTTCTACGCATTCGTCCCATACTCCGCAATCGATACCCCTTTCACCACGCTCGTCCCCATCGTTTAAGAAGGGCCCTTCATGGCTGTCTTCGCCCTGACCATCGCCGATGCCGATGTCCCCCGTGTCGTCGCCGCGCTCTGTAGCAACTACGGGTACACATACGCAGACGTCACCACAGAGAACGCAATCAAAGGGGTTATGGCCTACATAACCCAACTGGTTTCCAACGTGGAGATAACAGCGGCTAGGCAAGCAGCGCTGGCCAGCGTTCCTGCCTTCATCCCAATAGACATAGCCGCTGGCCAATAGGTCCCTACAGATATCTGCTAACAAGGACAGTGCCCCAGACCCTACGCTTGTGTTGATCAACTCTTTCCGGAAGAAGGAACCCCCAATGACTGACAATCTCGCACCCGCGCCGCAGTTCCCCGAGCGAATTTCGGCGACCTACGAGGAGAAGATTGCCCCGTCCATTCCCGGCAATCGCGGCCCTCTGCGCTTTGAGGAAGGTATCGGAACCGATACTGACGTCCCCAATGAGTTCACCAAGGGCGTCCTGCAGGGCTACGTCACGGCCCCAGGCCGTCCGAACCACAACGCGAACGTCTACGAGAAGTTCCCTGAGGAGACCATGGCTGAGCGCGCTCACGTCGGCTCTGCCTCGTGGGTAGAGGCTCCGACCTTTCTCGGCGAGTTTGCGCACGGTGCCTTCTCGCAGAACGCCGAGCAGCACTACGAGCAGGTCGATCGCTCGGGTTCGCGTTACGAAAGAATCGCTCCCTCTGTCGTTACGGATTAGATCCGGTTCCAACTGTTGTGACAAACAGTCCTTCTGGCGATAAGTCCTGCGCGCGCGCCCCTCACCCCGGTCGGAGGTGATGCTGCACAATGTCTATTAACTTTGCTTCGCCCTCGATGAGGGCGTCTGGAAGTGATCTCACCGTATCCATCAGCCCCCTCGGCCTAGTCGAGTTGGCCGATGAGGAGTTCGAAGTACACGGCCCGAGGCTCAACCGCTACGCACAAAACTGGGCGTGGTATTGAATACCTAGGACACCACTGGGCGACCAGGAACCCTTCAGGTGATCAACAGATCACGTTCAACTATGTTAAGGCATTGTCTTAGCGTCCGACTGGATCACCAACTTCACTTTCTCGCGCGGCGTTGAGTTCACCTCTGTCAAGCAGTACCAGCACACCGTCCCCTCCCTGCTCAAGCGCATTTGGGAAGTGGACAATAACAAGGCACCCCTCATCTGGGAGATGGGCAACCAGGGTGGTGTCTCCGGAGATGTCTTCGCCAAGGTGGCGTATGACCCAGCGTGGACTGACAGCACAGGCGCTGTTCACCCCGGGCGAGTCCGAATTCTCCCCCTGAACGCAGCATTCGCATTTCCGGAGTTTCACCCTCACGACCGTGACCGTATGGTCCGCTTCAAGTTGAAGTACCGATTCTGGAGCACGTCGGCGGAGGGTACTCGTCAGGTCTACACCTACGTCGAGATACTCACTGATGACACGATCGAAGAGTATGTCAACGACGAGTTGATCGACAGTAGGCCTAACCCTCTTGGCATGATCCCTATCGTGCATCAGCCCAACATCCTCGTATCCAGTTCCCCCTGGGGCCTTTCCGACATCAGCGACATCATCTCGTTGAACCGTGAGTACAACGAGAAGGCCACGGACATCAGCGAGATCATCAACTATCATGCTGCTCCGGTCACAATCATCAAGGGTGCTAAATCGAGCAACCTTGAGAAGGGCGCGCGGAAAGTCTGGGGCGGTCTGCCCAAGGACGCCGACGTTTTCAACCTTACCAACGGTGTTGACCTCGCAGGACCGCTGCAGTTCCTTGAGACCATCAAGCGAAGCATGCACGAGTTGACCGGTGTCCCCGAGTCCGCTCTTGGTCAGATGCAGCCTATCTCCAACACCTCCGGCGTGGCCCTATCGATCGCGTATATGCCTGCCATGCAGCGCTTCAACATGAAGAAACTGACGTACACGCTGCTTCTTAAGCGGATCAATGAACTCGCGTTGAGGACGCTCTTCTTGTTCGAGCCGAATACCCTGACGTACGACCCGAACACCGAGGGCATTCTTCAGGCGGGGCAGGATCCGGTCATTAACCCCGAAGACCCGATGGTGTATCAGAGCAGTATCGAATGGTCGAGCCCGCTGCCTATCGATGTGCTGATCAAACTTAATGAGATCCAGGCGAAGATGGCCCTGGGTCTGGAGTCCAAGCGTGGTGCACTCAAGGAACTGTCCGAGGCTTTCCCAGACGATAAGATGCAGGAGATCTTCGAAGAACTCGTGAGGGACGCGCGCGACCAGGGCGCTCTTGATCTTCTTCACTCGCAGATCACCGCAGCCATCATGGCCATGACGGGTATCGACCGATCTGAGGGTGGGCCGGTAGACAAGAAGGGCCCTCAGGAGAAGGACGCTGATGGTAACCCTGTCCCAACGCCCACTGAAGCCCCACTAGCCATTCCCCCGGAGATTGCCGAGATGACCGAAGCGAACCAGGCGCAGGCTATGGCGGACTTGGTGACACAGGCCTATGGAACCAAGTTGGGCACCCGCATCCCAGTAAGTGACAGTTGAGCAGGCTCGTATTACAAACTCTGATCCGTTCTGTGAAAGCCTAGATTCGTTGAATACCTTAATCGCTCTCATCGTGGATTACTCGTAAAAACTTCCGACCAAGGAGTCGAGACATGACTACTGCTACTACCCTCGCACCGGTTATCCCCATTCCCCCTGTGGGTATCACCCTCCCCATCACCCCACCGGCTCCTGTTGAGCAGCCCGCCGCCCGGTTCACAGCCGAGGACATCGAGAAGGCTCGTACGCAGGAGAAGGACAAGGTCTACGCAACCCTTGAGTCTTGGGAAGAGAAGTTTGCTGAGCAGGGCCGGACGCTGGCCGACCTCCTGAAGGATAAGGACGTCGCTGTTACGGACGCTGCCGCAAAGGCCACTAAGGAAGCCGAAGAGGCTGCCGCTAAGCGCTGGGAAGAGAACGACTCGAAAAGCTTTGGTCGCCGATGTGCGCGCCGAGTTCGAGAATAAGTT